GTTGTACATATAAAACTTGTCCAACCCCATCCAATAGGTTGTGTTGTTGGCTGTTGCCTTGGCTCGTGGGCTGATGATGGAAATATTATCAGCAAGCTGTTGATACGCAAATATGTCGTTTGTTCCGGTGAACTGCAACGAATAAAGAATTGATGTAGTCCAAACCAAAATCTCTTGCCGCACCCTTAAAGCGCAAACAATTCTTGACCCTGATGGCAATTGAAGAAAGCCAGCAGAGTTTTCAATTGTTGGAGTCCAGTTGAGTGGATTATCAATATCTGACCAACGAATCAGCAATGGATTAAATGTTGTGAATCCGTAATCGTTTGCCCCAAAAGCCAGCAAAATCTTTTGGTTTTGAGAAACCAGCATTTGGGTTGCTTGAATAGGGCAGTCACTTGCACCCGTCATAAACTGAAGCTCAACAGGCGGCGTGTACTGAGGGTCACCACTGACTTCCGTGTACGTCCAGTAGTAAATAGCTCCGCCCCGAATATTCATTACAACATCGTTGTCGAAGTTATCAAACCACCAATCTCTCTGAAGAGAAATAACAGGCGCTGGAGCGCCAGTGCCCCAGCCAGAACGCCCCCAAGTGCCCGCACCCCAACCATATCCGTAGGCGGTGATTTCGTTGCCTATGTTGATTTGAAAGCCAGCGTAGATTGCTGTACCGCCTCCGGTTGTGCTTGCCGATGTAGCTGTAGAGGTGACGGTAAAACTAAATGTATTGGCATTGATGTAGGTGATTGTCTGGGTTGTATTTAACTCTGCGGCAGGAATACCGCCAAAGGTTGTTACGCCAGAAAAGGTAACCCCATCGCCTGTAACCGCCCCATGAGCAGTAAGAACGCAGGTAATGACATTGGAGCCAATTGCGCCTGTTGTCAGGCAGTTGTTTGTTGTTGCTGGAGCAAAGATTACTCGCAGTGGAGTAATGTCATACAAAACCGTTCCAGCCTCTGCATACACCCGAGAGCTTGTTCCAAGAAACATAATGTTATCGTCATAGCTGGTGACGTAATTAAACATCTGGCGACAAACACCAAGCAAAGGGGTTGTAACGTACTTGGCCCAACCACCCATCTTTTGAGGGCTTCCCAACAAGAACCTAATCTTGTCGCACTCATACCAACCACCTTCACCCATGTAGTTGGTTTGATCCCTGTTTAAACCGGGCTTGTAGAGAAGCTTTTGCAAAGACATGGCTGACCTTTAGGCGACAAGACCGTTTAAATATACTGTTTTACCGGCTTGTTTGGTAGCAGTAAGTTCTTGATTCTTTAAATTGTCTGGGTCGTAGGAGACATGAACCCAACCAGAGTCGGGAATGCCGGGCGTGTAAAACTCAAGGATAAGCTGTGTGTAGTCCAAGTTGTCCATGATCCATTGAGCCAATTCGGCATTTGGAACGCTGGGTATTTCAATATCAGCCGCCATGCCACGGGTGTGATCGGATGGTTTAGCGCCTTGAACGCCGCCAGCCGCCGCATTAACAGCCAAAGAGCGAAACCCAGAGTTCACCTTGACACCCTTGCCAAAGTGATCACGCACAGGCTGAAGAACTCTCTCAGCCAAGATTTTGAGATACTCCGTTTCCACCGGCCCGGGGGTGTTGTCGATGTTTAAACGCAACGCTACTTCAGACTTGGTCAGTTCGTGCAGGGTAAAGTTGGCGGTTAGATTCATTTCATACTCCTCACTTTTTCATAGGTGTCGATACAGGCGTTGAGTTGCCTGATGGCTTGGTCGCCTCTGCTGGTGAGATCGACAAGAGCTTGAGCAACTCCTCCGTCAAGCTCGGCTCTTGCCTCTGTATTTCCGCTGGAAGCGGGGGCATCTCCGGCGGCTTGTACGGGGCACTCGGGCGCTTTGACAGGAATGAACAGCTTGCGATCGCCAGAGGCAAGATCAGCACGAAGCTTAGTTTCTTTAATCCGTGCAACATCGTTGGCTTTCCTCAAGGTTTTGGCGTAGGTCTGAGCAACCTCTGCCATGCGTTGTTCTGTTTCTCTTGCTTCAGTGTTTAAACGAGCTACTTCAGCTTGTTGGCGGGCCTCTTCGTCATTTAACCCTTTCCAGTACCCGCCGCCAAAACTACCAAGGATGGCAAACACGACAGCAAGCAGAAAGTAAGGGTTAAACATACTCATGGCTTGTTGACCTCTTCATCATCGTGGGAAAGCTTGATGCCAGCCAACAAACCAATGAAGCCGCCAACCACTGTTTGGAACGCAGGGCTGATGAGCTTGAAGATTTCAGCGTTGTCCACCTTTTCGTCAAATAATCCCATCATTAAGGTAAACACCATGCCACACACAACAATACATAAAGTTGAGGCAACCATTAAGGTCACTCTGTATGTCAGCTTGCCTCTCAGTGTTTGCTCCATGCTTACCCCTCCGCCTTGCCACGAACATAGGCTTGTGCCGCCATGAAGGCCACCACGATGGTTCCCATTGCCGCACAGTAAGTGGTGGTCAAACCACTCAATGCGTTGACCTTTTCCAAGCTTACCCAAGCAGAAGCCAAGAATGCAATCAGTACAGGCGGCGCACCTAAAGCCGCCCATGCCATCACCCTTTGCTGATCGGCTAATTTATCAAGATTATCAAGTTGAATTATTCGTTCAGAGCGAGACAGTTCAGCATCAGTAACCACGCCATCACGGTCAGCGTCAAACTGGTTGTAGGCTGAGTCTTTCTCAAGTTGCTTAGTCATGTTTTTTCCTTCGATCAAAAATCGGGTTGTCCTTGAATTCCTCTGGAGTTTTCCGATTCTTCCTATCAATTTCCCGTCTTAACTTTTCTACCTTCTCAAGCTGTTGTTTGACTTCATGCTTTGCTTCTAGCACATCAAGGTACATGAAAGCCAACAACGGCAACATGAATGCAACCAGAAACACCGCCACAACCCAGCCAGCCATCCCCATCACAAGCTCCTCAGTTGTTTCAACCACAGGAGCCATATCCACAGGTATGCGATAAGGATTAAGGTTAGGACTGCCGCCCCTGCTTTGAGGCTTTGGTTTTTTTCCCTTTGGTGTCGTTGCCATCTCTGTCTGCGCTCTTTCTGCTCTTGCGCCAGTCGAGCCGCCTCTTGCTCTGCGGCAATAACATCCCTCATCTCAAAAACCTTGCTGTACAAAGCTCCCATCTCTGGGGGGCTTTGATAAACCATCGTCTCCCTTATCGTCACCTCCAGAGCCGCCATTTGATCCTGCGCCATGACCCGCTTCAATGCGGATTCCATTTGATTCTGGTCAGGCTCGTAGATGCTTCTGGACTTTTCTTCTTCCTCTCGAATGTGTGCGGCTAACTGCTCTTGGATTCTGAAGAATTCTGTAAGATTTTTGACAACTCCAACCATGACCTGCGTTTCGTCAACAGCGATGTATTTGTCTTTCTTTTTCGCCACAGGCTTGGGCGAGACAGGAGTTGACGCACCGCCAAAGAATTTTGCCAACGTCCCCCAGAAACCATAAATTTCTCTTCCGATTCCAACAGCTTCATCGACAGTAGCCTTAACCTCCATGAAAGAGGTCTTTGCTTGCTTGTAAAGCTCACAACCTTCTTTGATGGCGGCGACACAAGCATTTGCGGCGAAGAGAAGGGAGATCGGATCAATTTTCTATCCAGTTTAAACGGGCTGTTGTGGAGTGGTTTCTACTGAAGCCTCAATCACAGGTTCTACTGGAGTCTCAACTTCAGGCTCCACAACAGGGCTATCCACTGGCTCCACAACGGCCTCTACAGGAGTTTCAACCACTGGCTCAGGGGTAGGCTCAGGGATAGGGCGCAAGTCGCCTCTGTCCCATGCTGTAGTTTCTTGATTCCATGCGTAGAAGTATTCATCCACAGGCATTGGGATGGGCGGCTCCCACAACCATGAAGTCGTATTCAAAACCCAGTTGCCGTATGGCTGGGGTGCGATGAAGACATCGTTCACATCGTCATAGGTGTAACCAATGCCAGCGTAGTTGCCACGCAATGGGCGACCTTGTGGGTGTTGGTTGCCGTGGGTGTTGTAGCTGGTTTGAATCCAGCCATGACCAACAGCGCCAGTGGCGATGAAGTCCTCTTCAGCAACAATCACCTGAGTGACGATGCCGTTCTCTACTTTTGCAAAATGGCTCATGTTTTCTCCTTATCGGGCGTTAGCATACTCATCAAAAGGCGTGTTCTCAAGGTAGTACAAAGCCTTTTTCAGTCCTTCTACATTATCCCCAAGTTGCCCCAATCCTGTGTTACATCCAGAGCAAAGAATACCTCGGACTTTGCCGTTTCTGTGGTCATGGTCAATGTTCATGCGCCTACGCAGTTTTTCAATGGGCTTGGAACAAATAGCGCAACCACCACCTTGGAACTCCAACAAGGCATCAAACTCTTCCATTGAAATTCCATATTGCCTACGCATGATGGCATCTTGTTTTTCAAAACCAGACCAATTGGGCGCTCTGTATTGTTCGCATTTCTTGCTTCTGGCTCCAACACGCAAGGAGCGTGTTTCCATCACATGGACTTTGTTGCACAACTTGCATTGCGTATTCCAATAGCCAACAGAATGCTCAGACAAAACAATTCCATACTGGTACTCATGTCCAGTCCAGTCATCGCCTTTGATTGCTCTTTGTCTATTCATCACCGGGCATTCGCATACTTCAGGGGGTTTTCGCAAAATGCCATATAGATG